TGTTTTTACGTTGTCAGACACAATGGAACACAACCTTTGGAGGTGTAGTAGGATTGAAGTATGAGGTGTTGTTACTTGATGGAGGACTGTTTGACCTTTATCATGTAGATAACCGACAAGAAATGCTCGAAGGATTACAACTAATGGAATCTGTAGCTATGCGTGAATTTAATAAGGAGAAGAAGTAGTGGCTAAAGCTATAGATAAAATATCATTAATTTTAGATTTAAAAGGATTCTCAAAAATAAGTGGTCTTGGTAAGGATTTTGAAAAATTAAAATCAACAGTACAACTTACAGAAAAAGGTACTGATAAATTTATTAACAGCTTAAGACAAATAAGAAAAGAAACAGCACTTAGCAAAAACGCTTTTCAAGGACAAATTGATGCTTTAAAAAGAACTAAAGATAATGTAGCTATTGGTTCTGCTGAATATAAAAAATTAAGTGCTGCTATAAGAGAAACAGAAAGAGACATGAAAAGGTTAACTGCTGCTGGAGGTGGAGGTCGTTTTGGCGGTGCGTTTGGCAAGATGAGTGTTGGAGCGCAAGCTGCTGGAGGTGCTGCTATAGGTGCTGCTGCCTCAAGATTTTTACCTGCTGGTGCTGCTACAGGTGCAAGTATTGGGGCAATAGCTGGAGGTGCGCCTGGTGCAATTGCAGGTGCTGCTATAGGAGGAACTATTGATGCGGTTGCAGGTGCTGCTTCTTTTGCTGCCGATTCTGCCTCTTATGCAGCAGAAATACAAAAGCTACAAATAGCACTAAAAGGTGTTACTAAAACAGGTGCAGATTTTAATAAAGGTTTAGATATTATTTCTACAACATCAAAACGATTAAATGTACCAATAGCTGCATCCACCAAACAATTTACAACTTTATCTGCATCTGTTCTTGGTGCTGGTGGAACTATTGACCAAGCTGAAAAAGTTTTTGTTGGAGTTTCAGAAGCTATAAAAGCTACTGGTGGTAATGCTGAAGATGTGCAATCTGCGATTCGAGCTATGTCGCAGATTTTTGGTAAAGGTAAGGTGTCTGCGGAAGAACTACAGGGTCAGTTAGGTGAAAGACTAGCTGGTGCTGTTGTGAAATTTGCAGAAGCAAATGGTAGTAGTTTGCAGAAACTTCAGAAAGACTTGAGAGATGGAACTGTTGGTTTAGATCAGGTTATAAAATTTGCTGAAAAGTTACAAGTTGATTTTGGAAAAACAGCAGAAGAAGTAGCTAATTCATCTGCTGATGCAGGGCAAAGGTTAAAAACTACAATGGATAGATTAAGACTTGCAGTAGGTACTATATTGCAGCCTATTGGAGCAGAGTTTCAAAGAGTTTTTGCAAATATAGTTGGTGCTATTACAGATGCTATAGAAGCATTTAACAAGTTTATGGGTATTGGTCTAGGAAATGCTATTGCAAAAACAGAAAAAAATATTGCATCTTTAAATGAAAGAATTGCTAATTCAACTGATGATAGAGTCATAAAAAGATTAAATCAGCAATTAGATAAAGCTTTGGCAAGATTAGCAAAGTTACAAGGCGATCAAGCAGAGACTGAAGGAGGCGAAGGAGGCGAAGGAGGCGAAGGTTTACCTAGTTTAGGAGATGAAAATAAATCACCACTTAAGTCATTTGCTGATAGTGCATTTAAGTTTGCAGAGCAGGCAGAACAAGCCGTAGTCAATGCTTTTAAAGGTATGGAAGACGCTTTAGTAAAGTTTGTCATGACAGGTAAATTAAACTTTAGTGATTTGGCGAGATCTATTATTGCTGATTTAACAAGGATGCTTGTAAGGGCAGCAATAGTAAAACCTTTATTTAGCTTCCTATTTCCTAATCTTGCTAATGGTGGTGTTGTTAATGCTGGCGAGATAGTACCAAGTGCTAATGGCAATGTTTTTGCTAAAAACAAAATTGTTCCATATGCTTATGGAGGAATAGTTAATAAACCAACTTTATTTCCAATGGCAAATGGCATGGGACTTATGGGTGAAGCAGGCCCAGAGGCCATTATGCCTTTAAAGCGAGGAAGAGGAGGAAAACTTGGAGTTGAAGCTTCTGGAGGTGTTGGTAGTATTGTTGTAAACGTAGATGCTTCTGGAACTTCTGTAGAAGGAGATCAACAACAAGGTCAAGAACTTGGTCGCCTTATTTCAGCAGCAGTTCAATCTGAAATCATACAACAACAAAGACCAGGAGGATTACTAGCATGACACTACAAGCATTTCCAGCATCTCCGCAACCTAGTTTTCCTGTAAAAAAATCATCACAACCTAATACAAGAACAATAAGATTTGCAGATGGGTTTGAACAAAGAATATTTTTCGGTTTAGCAAGTAATCAAAATCCTAAAACATTTACTTTTGTCTGGAAAAATATTACAGAAACAGAATCGGATGATATTGAAACTTTCCTTGATGCTCGTGCTTTAGACAACAAAGCTTTTACATATCAACCTCATGGCGAGACTTCTACAATGACTTTTGTTTGTGAGACATGGAGTAAAGATATGAATTACCCAAACAGGGCAACTATAAATGCTACTTTTAGACAGGTGTTTGAAGCATGACATCAAGTTATGAGCAGGGTTATTCTAATTCAAATCCAAACGTAAATAAAGGTTTACAGGAATCAAGTCCATCTGGAATTATTGAGCTTTTTCAAGTTGATTTAATTCCAAATATACATTATGTCCCCCCAGCAACAATAGACACAACTTATTTTTTCCATGATGGAACAAGTAATAATAATTTTGGTTCAATACAGTGGACTAATGGAAATACAACAAATCCTACGGTAGTAGATTATGTTGCTATACCTGTCAAAGCTGAAGGTTTTAAGTTTGGGCGAGGGCAACTACCTAGACCAACATTAACTTTTTCTAACGCATTAACAACATTTACTAATATTCTCGGTGCTGTAAATTTAGCAGCATCAGGTTCTACTACAACTCCAGCATCGGATATGTCAAACGCATCTCATTTATCTATATTAATTAATAATGATCTTACAGGTGCAAAAGTCACTAGAAAACGAACATTAGAAAAGTTTTTGCCAACTTCTAATTACAGTACAGTTCCTAGTTACAATGCTTTTGATGCTTCTTATCCAGAATTTCCGCAAGAAATATATTTTATTGATAGAAAAAGCGAAGAAAATAGAGATATTGTTCAATTTGAATTAGCTGCTAACTTTGATTTAGTAGGTGTTAAGGCTCCAAGAAGACTTGTGACAAAAGATCAATTCCCATCAGCAGGTACTTTTAAAGGATGAAACAGTGGCAGCAAATAGCTATGAGAGACAGTAGGGTTGAAAGCCCAAAAGAAGCTTGTGGTCTTGTAGTAAATATAAAAGGAAAAGAGGTATTTTTTTATTGTCCAAACATTTCTAAAGATAAAGATAATTTTATAATAAATCCTGATAATTATGCAGCCTGTGAAGAAAAGGGTCAAATCGTAGGAATATTTCATAGTCATCCAAGAGGATCTTCTGAACCTTCTGATGCAGATAAAATTAGTTGTGAAGCATCAAAACTTCCTTGGCATATTTATAGTCCTTTGGAAAATACTTGGTCAGAATTAAAACCAAGTGGATATAAACCAAAACTGTATGGTAGACCTTGGATTTGGGGATTAACTGATTGTTATTCTTTTGTAAGAGATTGGTATAAAGAAATTAAAAATATAAATTTGAAAGATTATGAAAGATCACTTACAGCAGATGAATTTTTAAAAAATCCTTTATTTGAAAGTTACGCATGGCGAACTGGATTTAGAGAATTAAGAGATAATGAGTCATCTGAAAAGGGTGATGTTTTTCTAATGAAGTTATTACATCCTAAACCTAGTCATGTTGCTGTTTATGTTGGTCATGGAAATATTGCTCATCATTGCAATGAAAGACTAAGTTGTATTGAACCTTATGGTGAATTTTATATAAGATGTACACATAAGAGGTATCGGTATGTTAACTAAAATAAAATTATATGGTCATTTAAAAGAAGCTACAGGTCAAACATCTTTAGAAGCAAAAGCAAGTAACACTGCTGATGCAGTTAAGTTTTTAATAGCTAATTTTCCTAAATTAGAACATGAAATGGCAAATCAATATTATAAAGTTAGTGTAAATAATATTGATATTGATGAGACTGAACTACATGATCCTATAGGACTTGCAGATATAAAAATTATTCCAGTTATAGCTGGAAGTGGTAGAGGTCTTGGGAAAATATTATTAGGCGCAGCTTTAATTGGAGGTGCGTTTCTTTTTGGTGGATTATCTTTTGGGGGTAGTTTTAAAGCATTTGGAAAAAGTTTAGCCTCGAAGTCTTTATTTGGGGCTAAAGGAGCTTTTTATCTTGGCTCGTTTTTAGTTTTATCTGGACTTGCAGAATTATTTACACCAGAGGTAAAACCAGAAGCAGAAGATCCTTTATCGGCTAGTTTTTCCAATACTGTTAACACTACGCTTGCTACAGTTCCATTGCCTATTGTCTATGGAGAATATCTTGTTGGATCTGTAGTAATTAGTGCTGGTATAGAAACTGCTGAAGGCTCACCAGGTACGTCAAATTCTTCTATTGGTCAAGATAATAGAGGCAATACCGTTTCTATGGTTCTTGATGAAAACACTGGAGATCCTGTTGAGGAATATGATAGAGATAATGCAGATACTTCCTTAAGAAGATACGTCAGGATTTATGCTGTGTCATCTGTAAAGGTAAAAGTTGAAGCTGTTGTTGGTAACAATACATATCAAGGCACAGGTTTTACAAATAATGGAGACGAAATCATAACTGCTTTTAGACAAGATAATCAAAATCAATTTAATACAAGTATTGCTGTAAAAAGTGGCAATACAAGATATGTCCCTGGTAATCTTAAAGAAACTATTGGAACTCATGTAAGCGGTAACAGACCTAGTACAGGTGCTAATGATGGATATTATTATGGGTTAGTAACAGGAACTGTAAGTTAATGACTGATAAAAAACATTTTATTACTGGTAATTTTGGAGGAGGTTCAAGACAACCTTCTAAAGATCCTGATACTTTAAACAATACAGAGACAGGTAAAGTTATAGAAGTCTTATCTGAGGGACTTACTGAAGGTTTTGCAACACCATCAAAAAAACTTGCAACAGAACTTGCTCAAGTAAATGAAATATATGAACTCGCAGCAGATGAACGAGATCAATATATTGCTTATGCACATGAGGATATATTTTTAGATGATACTCCAATCAGAAATAAAGATGCTGGCACAAAAAATAGTGATGGAACATATCAGAAAGCAAATTTTAATGGGTTTGACAAACCGAGTGACGGTTCATTTGATGTAAGACATGGATCATTAAGACAACAAGTTTTAACTACTGATGGTACTTTGCAGTCTGAAAATACTGTTGACAATCAATCTATAAAAGTTGAGAAAGGAAATCCAATAACAAAAACAGTTACAGTCAGCCGACCTTCTTTATCATCAACTCAATCTCTTGCTCCAGAAAGAGTAAAAGTAACTCTTCGTGTAAATTCATTGCAAGAACAAACTGATAAAGGTGATCTTCTTGGAAGAGAAGTTGAATTTAAAATATTTTTTAAGTATGTAGGTGAGATAAGTGATAACGACAGGACTGAAATGAAACATGATAAATTTACTGGCAGAACAGGAGATATGTATAGACGGCAATATGTATTCCCTACAGAAAGTTTTAATAGAGATAGTTTTTTACGTTATCCATTAGAAATAACAGTAGAACGTATTACTGATAACAAACCAGCAAACAACCAATCAATACAAGATGATTTATTTTTTGACTCTGTAACAGAAATACAAAGACCAACTACAGATTATCAAGGACAAACTTTAGATACTAATATACAAATAAATGATGGTGATGGTAATAACCATTTGGTATTAGACGGTCAATTTAGCTATCCTCACACTGCATATTCATTTTTACAGTTCGATGCGTATCAATTCCAAAACATACCAAAAAGACAATTTCGTTATAGAGGTGTAAAAGTAAAAATTCCTGAGAGTTATTCTGGAAGTACTCCTACTGTTGATATTAATAATGGAAGAATAATTTATCCAGATAATTATATATTTAATGGACAGATAACAACAAATTTATATTGGACAACAGATCCATCTTTTATACTTTTAAATTTATTATTAAATACAAGGTATGGATTTGGCAATTATGTAAAAGAAACTGAGATTGACTTATATTCTTTTTATCAAGCAAGTAAATATTGCTCACAATTAGTAACAACGCCTAGCGGTCAAGAACCTAGATTTGCCTTTAATGGTGTTATTAATCAAAGCATAGAAGCTTATGACTTAATACAACAAATAACTGGTATGATGCGTTGTTATCCCATTTGGTCAGGAGGAAAACTTACGCTTGTTCAAGATAGACCTATAAATCCAGACGATTCTGATCCATGTGCTTATCAAACTCCTGTTTATAACTTTTCTCTTGCTAATACTATTGACGGTTTTTCTTATTCTGGAGTAAGTCTAAAAACAAGACATGGAAAGATTGTAGTTGAGTATTTCAATATGAACTCAAGGCAGTTAGATAATATAGTAATAACTAATCAGCAAGTTTTTTCCAAAACTCATAATATCAAAAAGGTAAAAGCTTATGGATGCACTTCCTTTTTTCAAGCAGCAAGATACGGAAGAAATATTATTTGGACTGAAAATAATGAAACAGATGTCGTTAAGTTTGATGTTTCTATTGAAAGTGGAGTTGTTATAAGACCTGGTGCTGTTGTTGGTATTAATGACCCTGTAAGAGCAGGCATAAGGAGAGCAGGTAGAGTAAATGCTGTTACATTAGATAGCAATGGACACTTAACTTCTATAACAGTAGATGATGACGTTTCTACTGATTTACCTAACTCTGGAGATAGAAAAATTTTAGTTATAGATAGTGCTGGTAAAGCAAGATCAGGAAATATTACTGGTTCTATCACAAGTAAAGTAGTTAATTTATCATCTCCTCTCGCACCTAGTAGTACAAGTGCTACTTTTCAAGCAAATACAGTTTGGTTGATTGAGAATACAGTTACATCTAAATTGTATAGAATCGTTGATTTAGAAGAACAAGATGGAATTATGTATAAAGTTACTGGTATTCCATACAATTGTCAGAAATATAATTTTATAGATGGTAATAATACGACAATTTCAACAGTTGATTCATTACAAAACCCAGATTTTACTCAATTTGAGAACGATAGAGTTACAAGTATTTTTGAAACTGATAAAGGTGGCCCAAGTTCTTTAACAGGTGTAACTGTTTTAAGACAAAAAGAAGGTCAAGTAATTTCCACAGTAATAGTTAGTTATTCTAATGTTTTAGG